GGATAGATCCGGGGTTTTATAGGCTTATAGAAGCTTATAGAAGCTTATAGCTGAGGAGGGGCATTATAGACATTATAGACTATACAGTCTTTTAACTATTTTCTTTCTTTTCTTTTAATCAGGTGCATGGATATATTTACTATGCAACCGCCCCGGTCTTAAAGTATATTATACTACTTGATTCAGGTTTTGTCAAGCTATTTCGTAACTATTTAGCAAATAAACTAAAATAACTAAAAAAAGACTTGACAAAACCCAAATCAAGTAGTATAATATAGCCTATGACAAACAATAAAGAATTAACTACTATGCAGCAAACCTTCTTGGATAGCCTTGTCGCCTGTAATGGTGATGTGGGTATAGCCGGTGAAATGGCAGGTTATTCTCCTACTAGTGTTTATGGGGCTGTTAAGACTTTAAAGACTGAGATACTTGATCTAGCTACTAATATCTTAGCACAGAGCGCGCCAAAAGCTGCTCTAAAGCTAGTGGCTATCATGGATAGTGCCGAGCCAATACCCCAAGCAAACATGCGAATCCAAGCAGCCCAAACAATCTTAGATCGAGTGGGCTTAGGCAAAACAGACAGGCTTGATGTGACCGTGAATACACAGGGAGGTTTATTTATATTGCCTGCCAAGCAACAAACAATCATCGAGGGCATTTATGAGGAGAGCTAGTAGTACGATTCCTTATGGCTATGAGCTGAACGAATCTAACTCAGCCCTTCTAGACCCAGTAGCCGCTCAGCTTGAGGCCCTTAATACCATTATACCTATGATACATGATCGTACTATTAGTCTTCGCGAAGGCAGCTTGTATCTTGAGAGCATTACCGGGCGGAAGTTGTCTCATGCCGGCTTAAAGAAGATAGCCGCTAAATATGCAAAATGATTGGGACATTAATCCTGATGCTTATCTCAAAGACGAAGAAGGCCATTTCGTCCTTAAGGTTGACGGGACTCCGCGCAAGAAGTCAGGAAGAGCCAAGGGCTCAAAGAGCCGAGGTTATACCTTTCATTCAAAGACTAAAGCAACGATGGACGCCCGCAAAGCCGTCAGAGAAAAAGTAAAGAAACTAAAGGCAGCACAGGCCAAAGCCGAGAACTACAAAAGATCAATACAGACAACCAACAAGACATTGAAGAAACTGGAGGGCACCTCAAGCTCTAATGTCTTAGAAGCTTCGGAACTAAAAGAGCTTCCAAACTCTTTAGCGGCTGAAGCAGATGTAATCTTTAAAGCCAACGAAGGCCCGCAGGAGGACTTCTTAGCTGCTAGCGAAATAGATGTTCTTTATGGCGGTGCAGCAGGAGGTGGTAAGTCATACGCCATGCTAGCAGACCCGCTTCGCTATGCGCATCGCGCAGCACATAGAGGGTTAATTTTAAGACGCTCGATGCCAGAACTGCGAGAATTGATCGACAAGAGCCGAGAGCTGTATCCAAAAGCATTTCCCGGCTGTAGATATAAAGAGGTCGAAAAGCTTTGGAACTTTCCAAGCGGCGCAAAGATCGAGTTTGGTTTCTTGGAGCGAGATGCAGATGTTTATCGCTATCAGGGCCAGTCGTATAGTTGGATAGGGTTTGATGAGATTACTCAGTTGCCAACAGAATTTGCTTGGAACTATTTAGCCTCGCGCTTACGAACTACAGACCCAGAGATTTTATGCTACATGCGTTGTACAGCAAACCCCGGCGGAGTCGGAGCTACATGGGTTAAGAAACGATACATTGATCCGTCTCCACCTTACACAGCCTTTGAATATTCCGAGGGCTTAACACGGAAGTTTATACCGGCGCGTCTTCAGGACAACCCGTACTTAGCCAATGATGGCAATTATGAGAAGATGCTAAAGGCTTTGCCGCCTACTCAGCGCCAACAGCTACTTGAAGGGAACTGGGATGTTGCAGAGGGTGCAGCCTTTACCGAGCTTGATCCAAAGCTACACGTTATACCGCCTTTTCAGATCCCGCTTCATTGGGAACGTATAAAAGGAATAGATTATGGCTACGCATCCGAGAGTGCTTGTGTCTGGGGAGCAGTAGATCCAAGCGACGGTACTCTTATCATGTACCGAGAGTTATATCGCAAAGGGCTATTAGGAACTGATCTTGCTTCTATCATAACAGAGATGGAACTCCAAGACCCCTTTAGCGTCCAAGGAGTGCTTGATACAGCGTGTTGGAGTAGGACAGGTACCGTAGGCCCTACTATTGGCGAAACGCTTGTAAGGGCCGGACACAAGCTCAGGCGAGCAGACAAGAACAGAATACAAGGAAAGATACAAGTCCACGAATACTTAAAAGTTATGCCAAGCGGTAGGCCAAGGATTCAAATCTTTAATACGTGCCCAAACCTAATACGCGAACTTCAAAGTATTCCTCTGGATAAGAAAAACCCAGAAGACGTAGATACCAATGCACCAGATCATGCTTATGATGCTCTACGTTATCTGATTATGTCTAGGCCCCGTATAAACGATACGATGAGCCAGATGAGACAGCTCCATAGAGAAAGGCTTTATCGTCCTGTGGACTCAACCTTTGGGTATTAATGTATATGAGTGAAGAAACTAGTCCGTTCGGGACAGCAGGAGAGATTTACTTTGCGCCAGTAGAAGGCGAAAGTGGGCTTGACCTGACGCTTGAAGAATCAGTAAGGCTCAAGTTTGTTGCTTTAGTCGAAGAGCGTTTTGCTCAAGCTGAAAGAGCTCGCGAGCACGACGAAGCTAGATGGCTTCAAGCCTATCATAACTTCCGCGGACTGTATGGCAAAAGTATTAAGTTTCGCGAGTCCGAGAAGTCACGCGTCTTTATTAAAGTTACTAAGACTAAAGTCATTGCGGCTTTTGGTCAGCTAGTAGATGTTATTTTTGGCACTGGCCAGTTTCCAATAGGTGTTAAGGAAACTAACGTCCCCGAGGGTGTTTCGACTTATAAGCATCTTGATAGCGCTCCGGGAATAGAAAACACACCTGTCGCGCCTAAAGAAGAAGAAAAAGAAGAAGCGCCCAACCCTTTTGATGTAGGCTATAAAGGAGATGGCCGCGCTTTAAAAGCAGGCGCAACCTTTTCAGCAGGCGAAACAGCCTTAGAGAATGCCATAAAGGACTCAGACGCTAAGTTCGTTGACGGGCCTAACCCTAGCCCGCAGGCTCTACAGGTTTCACCGGCTAAAGATGCGGCCCGCGTCATGGAAAAGCTCATTCACGACCAAATAGAAGAGTCTAATGGGTCTTCGGAGCTGCGCAACGCTTTGTTTGAAGCAGCGCTCTTTGGCACAGGGGTTGTTAAAGGGCCCTTTAATTACAACAAGACGCTGAGCCGTTGGGAAAAAGACGAAGAGACGGGCGAAAGAACTTATAACCCGCTAGTTGTCCGCGTTCCGCGCATTGAGTTTGTTTCTATATGGGATTTCTTTCCTGATCCAAACGCAACAACCATGGATGACTGCGAGTTTACTTTCCACCGGCACAAAATGAACCGCTCGCAGTTAAGAGGTTTAGCTAAACTCCCGCACTTCAACAAAGACCAGATCCGCGAGTGCTTAGGAATGGGATCTAATTATGTTGAGAAAGATTACGAGTCTGCATTAAAAGATGATCATGCTGCCAAAGACTATGGCGATGGCCTGTTTGAAGTATTAGAGTATTGGGGCGTGATGGATGCACAATACGCTAGAGAAGCAGGAATGGAACTCCCAGAAGAGGTAGATGATCTAGATGAAGTACAAGTTAATGCGTGGATTAGTAATGGTAAGCTGCTACGCGGGGTTGTTAATCCTTTTACTCCGTACCGACTCCCCTACAATGCCTTTCCTTACGAGCGTAATCCTTACTCTTTCTTTGGTATTGGCGTTGCTGAAAATATGGACGACTCTCAACAAATAATGAATGGCCACGCACGTATGGCAATTGATAACTTAGCACTCAGCGGCTCTTTAGTCTTTGATGTTGATGAATCAGCGTTGGTTGGTGGACAATCAATGGAGATATACCCCGGAAAAGTGTTTAGAAGGCAAGCAGGAATGCAAGGCCAAGCAATTCATGGGCTTAAATTTCCTAATACCTCTCAAGAAAACATGATGATGTTCGACAAATTCCGCCAACTTGCAGACGAGCAGACAGGAATACCTAGTTATTCACACGGCCAGACAGGTGTTCAGTCTATGACTCGTACTGCTTCAGGGATGTCTATGCTATTAGGCGCGGCATCCTTGAATATTAAAACAGTTGTCAAGAATATTGATGATTTTCTTTTAAGGCCCCTCGGGCGCTCGTACTTTCAGTGGAACATGCAGTTCTTCGAAGGCGAGCTAGCCCTAGAAGGCGACTTAGAGATAAACGCGATGGGCACAAATAGCCTAATGCAAAAAGAAGTACGAAGCCAACGCTTGACGATGTTCCTTCAGACTGCACAGAACCCTACAATTGCACCGTTTGTTAAGATCTCTAAGATTGTTAGTGAATTGGCTTATAGTCTTGATCTTGATCCCGATGAAATCTTAAACGACCCAGAAGAAGCCGCGTTAATGGCTAAAATCATAGGAGCACAGAATGTTGGACAAGGCATTGGCGGCGCGCCTGTCGCCCCTAACGAGCAACAAGGAGCTATGGGAGGCCCTCAAGGAGCATCTCAACAATCGCCGGATCTTGGAGCTACAGGGACTGGTGGTGGCAACATCGGAACTGGAGCTGTACCGCAAGCAGGGGAGAGTGAGTTCTCTGGATAATCTCCTTCAACTAAAAGACGAAGTACGCGAAGCCAAACAAAGACAAGAAGAAGGTAACTGAATATGGAAAGCATTGACGATAAGCGCTATAGAATGATGATGGAGAACAAGGAGCGTATTAAGGCTATGAACGCCGAGACGCAGAAAAGAATAGACGCTGACAATGCGGCTCTAGAAGATGGCGAGGTTTCTGAAGAGGTTTCAAAAGAACTAGAGCAAGAGGCGGCTGAAAAGGCTATGGATGACAGTATGGACAGGGCCCAGAAGTTAAATAAGGGCGGTAAAGCAGACCCTTTAAAAGTCAAATACGCCGAAGGCTCTATGCTTGTAGCCCCCGAGATGGCACTAGAAGAAGAAGAGATTCCTGTAGATACATACGACAACATCCCCGAAGACGAGATGGCCGAAGCAGAAGCTTCACAGCTCTCAGACGACGAGATGGAAGAAGACTACACAGGCTATGTACTAGGCGAGTCACTCGACCAAGAAGAACAAGAATACTTAATGAGCGTCTTAGAAACAGACGAGCGTTTAAGCAGCATCTTTGATAAAGTCATGGATGTTGCCGGAGAATTCTCAGGCGAAGGAGCTGTAGACGGCCCCGGAACCGGAGTATCAGATTCGATTCCCGCAAGGTTATCGGACGGTGAATTTGTTTTCACCAAAAAGGCTACCGATCAAATGGGAGCAGCTCAGCTACAAACTATGATGGACGAAGCTGAGATGGCCTATGATGGTGGTTTAATGAAGAAGGCTTTTGGAGGCTTGACAAACACCCCAGATTCAGGGGTTTATGACAGCGAAGAAGAGGTCAAGAAACAAATGATCTCATCTAACCAAATGCCAAGTGTACGATAGAGCTACTTTAGTTTTAACTAAACCCTTTATCATTTTTTAATACCTAGAGGCCACCTTGAAGTATCAAGACCCTATATTACAAACGCGAGTAGTATAGCCACCTTGAAAGACTAGCAAGCCCCAACAGGAGTGTGATGTATATGTCAAATGCAAATGAACAGATTGAAGAACCAGTAGCTAATATGTATAATTCTCGAAAGGACTGGCATACGCCAGACGCACCAAGTAGAGGTAAAGCAGACGGGCTTTTCTTTGCAGAACCCTCTAAGCAGGCCACCCCTAAACAGGCCCCTGAAGAAGCATCAGAGGAAGAACCCAAAGGAAGAACTAATTATAAAAAACGATACGATGATTTAAAGAAGCATTATGATCAGAAGATAGCTACTCATAAGCAAAGAGAACTAGAGCTTACAGCGATGGCAAAAGAAACGCAACCTGCGTATGCCCCGACTAAGTCACCTGAAGAACTTGAAAGCTTTAGAGAGCAGTATCCTGACTTATATGAAACCGTAGAGACTGTTGCGCACTTACAAAGTGAACAGCAGATGCAAGCCTTACAAAGCAAGCTGTCTGTTCTCGAAGAACGAGAATCAAACATGCAACGGAAAGAGGCTGAAGCTACATTGCGTTCTCGTCATCCTGATTTTGAGGATATACGAGGCGATGAAAAGTTTCATGATTGGGCCAAAGAACAACCCGAAGCAATTCAAAGTTGGATCTATGAGAACCCAAATAATGTTGCACTAGCAATCAAAGCTATCGACCTTTATAAGATGGAAAACGGTATTTCAATTGGAACTAAGCAGACGACAAAGAAATCACAAGCCCCCAAATCTTCAGCCGCTGATATGGTGTCTACACGGACAACTCAGATCAACGCTAAAGAACCAAAGATTTGGTCACAACGGGAGATCTCTAAACTGTCTATAGCCCAATTTGATAGATATGAAAAAGATATTGATTTGGCGGTAATGGAAGGCAGAATAGTAGATTGAATATTATTGTCTTTTTAGGAGTAACACATAATGGCTTATAACCAATCAAACGCTCTATTTGAGCCCGGTACAGATACTGATGCTAACTTCGGTAACTCAGTAGCCGGTCAAACTAACAGCTTTTTCCTACCCTCAGTATTTTCTAAGAAGGTTCTTAACTTCTTCCGAAAAGCTTCGGTAGCTGAAGCAATCACCAACACTGATTATAGTGGTGAGATTTCAGGCTACGGTGATTCTGTAAAGATCATCAAAGAGCCAGTAATCACTGTCTATGAGTACGAGCGTGGCGCTGATGTAACTAAAACAGCATTGACGGATCAAGAAACTACTTTGATTGTTGATGTAGCAAACGCGTTTAAGTTCATCGTTGATGATATTGAAACAGCAATGTCTCATGTCAACTTTAAAGAAGCTGCATCTTCATCTGCTGCTTATGCTCTACGTGACGCGTTCGACGCAGGCGTAATTGCTAAGATCATTGCAGGCGTTTCAGCTTCAAGTCCTAACCACATCCTTGGTAGCGACAGTGCTACTGACCTAGCCGCCGGAACTTTTGATGGTACTGGTAACTTGGACGTTGGTTTTGCTGCTGACGAGCACGATCCTTTAGATGTTATGGCACACATGGCCCGTCTACTTGACGAGCAGAACGTACCAGAAGAAGGACGTTGGTTCTTAGCTCCACCTAGCTTCTACGAGCAGCTTTCTCAGACTAGCTCTAAGCTCATGTCAGTGGACTTCAACTCAGGTCAGGGATCAATCCGCAACGGTTTGGTATCTTCTGGCAAGCTACGTGGCTTTGATATGTATAAGTCAAACAATATCGCTGCTCCTTCGAGTGCGGCAGGACAGATTGTTGCAGGACACATTAGTTCTACTGCAACTGCACAGACTATCACAAGCACTGAGGTCATCCGTGATCCAGACAGCTTCGGTGACATCTGTCGTGGCTTGCACGTATATGGTGCTAAGGTTTTACGACCTGCTGCGCTTGTTTCTGCGTTCTATGGTATTGACTAAAGTTAAGTAATTAGAGAGAGGGGTGTAAAAAGCCCCTCAATCTTTAAGAAGGAAGTGAGCATGGCAATATTAGGAAGCGACAAAAAGCCTATAATGATTAAAGGCAAAAGAAAAGGAAAGATACTAGGCGATACAGGAAGTTGGTACAAGCCAGAAAACAAAGCAAAGTTCGACGCTAACTGGGACGCGATCTTCAGCGAACCCAATACTAAAACAGAAACAAAGGCGCAATAAACTATGTCAACAACCTATCTTGATTTAACTAACGAACTTCTCAGAGAGCTAAATGAAGTGACGTTGACAAATGGTACGTTTTCAAACGCTGTTGGTGTTCAACAACACGTTAAAGACGCTATTAACCGTTCATACTTTGATATTATAAACGAAGAAACCAAGTGGCCTTTCTTAGCTGTTGCTGAGAGTGGTGATACAGATCCGATGTACGGTAATACCTACGTCGAGACAGTCATCGGCACACGGTTCTATGAATTAAAACCCGCAAGCTCAAGCATTACTACCGACTACGGTTCTATAGATTGGGAAAACTTCTATCTTACAACCGTAGGCGTGACGGACGAAGTAGCCCCCTACCAAGCCCGCAACTTAAGATTCATGACCACCGAAGCGTGGAAAGACTTTCGCAGAATCTCCGAGAACTTAGACGACGCAGACACGCAACAGTATGCAATTCCCTCTGCTGTTATCCGGAGCCCGGACTCGCGCAAGTTTGGACTCAGCCCTATACCCGACAAGGTTTATCGCATTTGGTTCTATGCGTGGAGCCTTCCGACAAAGCTGTCAAGCGCCACAGACGAAGTAGTCTTCCCGGAGATGTACTCGGCTGTGTTGCTAGCTAAGGCCCGATATTATATCTGGCAGTTTAAAGACAACCCGCAAGCAGCCGCTTTCGCCCTAGACGACTTTAAGAAAGGTCTACGGAGTATGCGTTCAAATCTTATTGAACCTGCACCCACCTACATTAAAGATGACAGAATGAGATTCGTATAATATGGCCGCATCGCAACCTTTTGGTGTCTCATGTAAAGGTGGTTTAAATACTAACCTCAACCAACTAGAGATGCTCGCACAGCCCGGCTTAGCTACGAAGTTAGTAAACTTTGAAGTTGATCCTGACGGGGGCTATAGGCGCATCAATGGCTACACAGCCTTTGGAGACACGCGGCCTAATGGTGCTAATGAAGTGCTAGGCATGTTTGTTTATGCAGACGGCTTAGTAGTGTGTTCAGACGACGGGATTTTCTTTAGCCAAGACGGCGAAGACACATGGCTCCAAATTAACAGAGCAAGCGTGGCTGGCGGCGGCGATGATCACACAGCCTTTACAGGCCGTAGCATGGATGCGCGAACCGCTCAAGAACAAACAACCTTCGCAATCTTTGAAGGCAACACAGATTACGGCAAGCTGATCATTACAGACGGCGTTAATAAGCCTTTTCTTTTCTACATGACAGGGACGGGCGGTTTAACAACCCGTACATTCTTTGCTGAGGAAATAACGGTCAGCGGCACTGTAGCTCCGACAGTCTGTGTTATTCACGATAGTCACTTAGTAGTTGCAGGGGCTCCATCGGCTAAAAATACAGTTTATTTTAGCGGCCTTCTTGACCCCGAGAGTTTTTCAAGCTCTGGGTCAGGCAGCATTTTATTACCCGATCAGATAGTGGGTTTAAGGAGCTTTAGAGACGATCTAATTATATTTTGCAGAAACAGTATTCATAAGCTTGTGAACATAAATGATGCTACGAACATTGCAATAGTCCCAGTTACGCAGAACGTAGGCTGCTTAAGCTCACACAGCATCCAAGAGATTGGCGGAGATTTAGTTTTCCTTAGTCCTGATGGCATACGCTCGGTGGCAGGAACATCACGGATTGGCGACGTTGAGCTAGGCTCCGTCAGCCGACAAATACAATCTATTATATCAGCTATTGCTAGGTCGATTAATTCTTTTACAATCACTAGTGCTGTTTTAAGAAGCAAATCTCAATACAGGCTGTTCTATAATACAGATGGTGGCTCAACAGCAGCCGCAAAAGGCATTATAGGCACCTTGACGGCCAACGGCTTTGAGTGGTCAGAAACAATAGGCATCCAAGCCACGGGCTTTACTTCGGGGTTTTCGTATACAGGTGTTGAAAAGCTTTATCACGGCGACAACCAAGGCTATGTTTATAACCACAATAGCGGCAACAGCTTTTATTTTGGCGGCACTGCTTTAGATATTACGGCGCGATATCAAACACCTCATTATGATTTTGGCGACGTCGGAACCCGAAAGACTATGCAGTACGTCAAACTCTCTTTTACCCCGGAGGGTTCAGTAAGCCCTACAATGCGAATACGCTACGACTACGAAGACACAAATATACCGCAGCCCGCAGAGTATGTGCTTGATAATGTACCAACGCCGGCTCTTTTTGGAAGCGCGCTTTTTGGCACCGCTGTATTGGGTGCGAGCACTGACCCGATGTTACGCCAAGCAATAGAAGGAAGCGGCTTTGTTTGTAATTTTCAAATTAAAAGCTCGGATCAAAAACCCCCGTATGCCATTAATGGTATATACATAAATTATGTCCCATCCGGTAGGAGATAACCCAAAATGGCAGGAACAAGCTACACACGACAAAGTACACTTACTGATGGCGATACGATTACTGCGCTGCTCTTTAACGCTGAATATAATCAACTAGTCACCGCGTTTTCGTATTCTGCTACAGGAACGACAGGACACCAACATGATGGGGGTGCTGGCGAGGGCGGAAACATTGAGATCATCGGCGACCAAGATTTTTTAAATAAGCTAGTGGTTGACGGGACTAATAATCGCTTTGGGGTTTTTGTAGAAGTAGGCGGAAGTGCCGTAGAACAAATTCGCATCCAAGATGGTGCTATTGTTCCTGTAACTACTAATGATATTGACTTGGGTACAGCCTCTTTAGAGTTTAAAGACGGCTTCTTTGACGGCACAATCCACGTAGATACCTTGGATGTAGATGCCAATGCAACTGTGGCAGGGACTTTGGGTGTCACAGGTGTCTTGACTGCAACATCTTTAGACATCTCTGGAGACGTTGACGTTGATGGAACTTTAGAAACTGATGCTCTATCTATTGCTAGTGTTGTTGTTACAAGTACTGCGGCAGAATTGAATCTTTTAGACGGAGTAACTTCTACAACTGCTGAACTCAATATCTTAGATGGTGTTACGTCTACTTTCACTGAACTGAATCTTCTAGACGGCGTAACCTCTACAACCGCAGAGCTAAACATCCTAGACGGTGTTACGGCTGATTCGGCTGAAATAAACCTTTTAGACGGTGTGACCTCTACAACCGCAGAGCTAAACATCCTTGATGGTGTTACGTCCACCGCGGCTGAAATAAATGCACTGGATGGTATAACTGCTGTAGTCGGCGAATTGAACGCTCTGGATTTAGGCGCAACAGCCGTTGGAACTGCGGTGGCTTCAAAGGCCGTAATACTAGACGCCAACAAAGACTATACCGGGATACGAAACTTAACCGCCACTGGCACCGTAGACGCGACAACCGTAGAGTTTGATAACCTGTCAGGCACAGGCGCTGTAAGTGTCACAAACATTCTTGACGAAGATGATCTTGTGTCTGATAGCGCTACAGCCCTAGCCACTCAGCAAAGTATTAAAGCCTATGTCGATGCACAGGTAGATACTACTGACACACTAGCTGAGATACTTGCTATTGGTAACACCTCTGGCGGCACAAACGTAGAGCTTACTACTACCGACAAGGTTCAGTTCAGAGATGCCGCGATATACATAAACTCTAGCGCCGACGGTCAGCTAGACATTGTTGCCGATACCGAGATTCAGATTGTTGCTACAACCGTTGATATTAACGGTGCTGTAGATGTTAGTGGGGAAATAATCGCGGCTTCTCTAGACATCTCAGGCGACATAGACGTAGATGGCACCACTAATCTGGACGTTGTGGATATAGATGGCGCTGTGGATATGGCTAGCACTGCACTGGTTACAGGGGTTTTGACCACTACAGCGGCTACTGTGTTTAATGGTGGTTTTGCTTCTAATGCCAACTCTAGCTTTAGTAGCTCACTTACTCATGCGGCCAATGCTGCATTGGCTACGTTTAATAACACCGCAACTGGAGAACCAGTAGCAATCTATTTAGGAGCTATTGCGGATAATGGTGGTGCTGGAAATAAAGGGGCTATTTATTTTGATGCAGGGGCAGACGGCTCCGTCGCTAATAACTCACTAAGTTTTAATGCAGACCATCAAAGCAACATAACGCCAGACATGACTATCACGCCTTCGGGGGTAAGCATAGCAGGCACTCTAGGCGTTACTGGAGTCCTAACAGGCGCTTCCTTAGACATCTCTGGAGACATTGACGTAGATGGCGTTACTAACTTGGATGTTGTGGATATAGATGGCGCGTTGACTCAAGACGGCGGGGCGGTCTTTAACGAGTCTGGTGCTGATGTAGACTTCCGTGTTGAGTCTAATACGAATACTCATGCGCTGTTTGTTCAAGGGTCAGATGGTAATATCGGTATAGGCACCGCCTCCCCTGCCGCATACGCGCACATTGTACCCACAGATGCAGAACTTAATGACCAATTCGTGGGTCTTAGGGTGTCTAGGTCAGTGAGCTTAAAAAGCGCTCAGTATGGAACTATTAACCAGTCTGGCGGAGCTTTAACTTTAACTTCTACTGTAACAACAGGTTCAGCCAGTGGGTCGGTGCGGCTTCTTTCAAGCGATGATGGTTCATCAACAAAAACCTTAGCTAACTTTGCTAACAATAATGATCTGTCTCTGTACGAAGATACAGGCACCACAGCCAAGTTTTTCTGGGATGCTAGTGCAGAATCTTTAGCGTTATCAGGCACTGGCGGTCTAGCAGTAACAGGAGACTACTCATCTACAACTTCAGGAACCTCAAACCTAAGACTAGGCGTAAACGCAGGTAACTCCATCATCGCGGGTGGTAATTATAATACTGTCGTGGGTGATGAGGCAGGTACTGCTATTACTACGGGTGATTATAATGTTGCTTTAGGTTATCGCGCTCTTTTATCAGATACACAGGGAACAGGAAGCACCGCAATAGGGCCAAGTGCTTTACTGAACCAAAATTTTACTTCAGCTACAACAACTTACAATACAGCTGTGGGTTATGGAGCCGGATCACAAATAACCACAGGCACAAACAACACTACCATAGGCGCACTAGCACTAGACGCTAACACAACAGCAAGCAACAACACTGCTGTGGGGTATGCTTCTTTAGGTGCTAATACTACAGGCACAGCGAACGTGGCTTTAGGCGCTCTTTCTTTAGACGCAAACACTACAGGAAGTTATAACACCGCATTAGGGCATGAAGCCGCAACCGCCGCAACCACCGCAAGTAATAACACAGCCATAGGCGGCTTTGCGCTACGAGTTAACACTACTGGGGCGGCCAACGTTGCTGTAGGAACTCAGGCTTTAATAGGAAACACAACAGCAGATAACAACACAGCAGTTGGCTATAACACTTTAGCCGCTAACACAACTGGCGTATCAAACACTGCCGTAGGTGGCCTAGCACTAGACGCCAACACAACAGCTAATAACAACACCGCTGTAGGCTACCTTTCTTTAAGCGCCAATACTGAAGGTTTTAGTAATGCGGCTCTAGGGCGAGGAGCTTTATCTTTAAACGAAACAGGCGATAACAACACCGCCTCCGGTACAAACGCCTTACTGTCGAACACCACAGGCGGTAATAACACTGCTGTAGGAACAAGCGCACTAGACGCCAACACAACGGCAGACAACAACACTGCTGTAGGCTATGCTTCGCTTGGTGCTAATACCACTGGCGCGGGCAACGTCGCACTAGGGCGTCAGGCTTTAACGGCCAACACAACAGCAAGCTCTAACGTAGCAGTCGGGCAAGACGCCCTGCTTAGTAATACTGAGGGACATAACAATACTTCTGTAGGTACTAGCTCTTTAGCGGCCAACACAACAGCAGATTATAACGTAGCAGTAGGGCGCTCGGCTCTAGGAGGCACAACGACAGGGGGGAATAACACTGCGGTGGGTTCGTGGGCACTAGACGCCAACACAACAGGTCAAGGCAATACAGCGACTGGCTATGGTTCTTTAGGTACCAACACAACCGCCAATTTTAACTCATCTTTTGGTTTTAACTCTTTAATTAGTAACACAACAGGTAGCGATAATAACGCCTTTGGTACAAACGCCTTGGCTTCTGTTACTACAGGCGCTAATAACGTAGCGATGGGTCGAGATGCTTTAAACAACAACTCAGCCAGTAACAACACTGCTTTAGGTCATAATTCCTTAAAGGCTAATACAACTGCTTCAGGTAATGTTGCAGTAGGCTATCTAGCCATGGAGGACTCTACCACAGCCGCTAATGCTACCGCAGTTGGCTATGAGGCTTTAGCCAACAACACTACCTCTAATGGAAACCACGCTTTTGGCTTTAGAGCTTTGACAGCCTGTACCACAGGGTCGTCTAATATTGCTTTGGGGGGTCAATCGTTAGACGCTTGTACCTCGGGTGCTAACAACGTAGCAGTAGGTAATAATTCCGGAGGAGCACTCACAACAGGTATTCGTAACGTCATAATTGGTGAATCAGCAGGTGATCACAGTCCTAGTCTTACTACTGGCAATTATAATGTTCTTATAGGTGCATACGCGGATGTAACTGCCGCTAGTGCTCAGTTTGCTATAGCTATAGGCTATGACGTTTCAGGGGAGGCAGGTTACACAACAATTGGCCAGCAGACTACCGACATAAGAGCGCAACACGGCGTAGCAACTTGGGCGACAGTGTCAGATGAGCGATACAAGAAGGATATTGAAGACTGCACAACAGGGCTTTCCTTCATCAACTCATTGCGATCAGTAACTTGGAACTACAAGACTCTCGGCGAACTCCCAGAAACCTTTAGCGCCTATGAAGAAGGTTCTACTGAAGTCTTTAAGAACACTCAAACTAACCACGGCCTTATTGCTCAGCACACCAAGGAGGCTATTGATGCTGATAGCGGCTTGAAGGATGGCTTTAAACTTTGGGACGAAAGAGAAGATGGTTCTCAGGAAGTAGCAGAGGCCGCACTAATACCAATCTTGGTTAAAGCCATACAGGACTTGTCTGATCAAGCAATAGCACAAGCCGACATTATCACAAACTTAACCGCAAGACTCGAAGCACTGGAGGCATAATATGTCACAAGTAGAAGATCGTAAAGCAGAACAACTAGCACAAGACTACTCAGCAATGGGTGATAGTGTAGTACTTATCACAGCCACTATCGCCGCAGAAGCTGATGAAGATAGCCAAGGAACAGTTGAGCGTAATGTTCAGCACCTAGAGCTTATGGTTGCTAAAGACGATTGGGGCGATGAAGACATGACTGCGGTTAGTGCCGCCATTAGCTCTGGCAATGAGTACATATCATAATGGACTTAATACTACAGAGCCTCAAGTCTAGGACGATACAATTTAGCATTGCGTTGACTGTTTTAAGCATGGCTCAAGGGTACACTGGTTTATTGCCTGTTAGTCAAGGCTCACAAGCACTCATCGGAATAGGTATTGCAGTATGTATTGTGGTGCTTAGATCAGTCACTACTGTGCCCTTAAACGCTAAATAACTAAAAAAGGAGAGCTTAGCATCATGAACGAAACCAAAGACGTAGTAGACATAGCCGCCGCAAGTACCGGGATTCTTGCACTAATGAGTTGGCTTCCGCCTATTGCTTCGTTGTTTACGATTGTGTGGTTAGGCATCCGTATATTTGAATCAGAAAGCATTCAGAAGCTTATTGCTAAGAGGCAGACTAAAAAATGAGTAATAAAAGACATGCACGTAATATTAATAAGGCTCTGAAGGCTCTGAAGCGAAAGCAGTTGGCTAGAGGCGGAAAGTCTGTGTCGGCTCTAGAGCCTAAGCAACTTAAAGCAGTCCCTAAACCTGTGCCAAGAGAGCTATATGACGACAGCGTTAAGCCTATTGCGCCTCCTAAAAGTGGGGGAATTAAACTACCCATTAAGCAAGTTAAAGCGGCTCCACAGCCCAAGCAGGTTAAAGTTAAAAACCCTGTGATCTCTGATCCGGCTCCAAAGCCTATAAACCCCTCGCTCTTTTCTGATCCAAAGCTAGGGACTCCTAGAGATATTAAGCCCGTTGAGCGCGTAGGCTCAACGGGCGGAAGAAGAGGCTCTTCTACTGGAGGGTCTGGTGGGCCTATTAATGAAAGTTTAAACTTTAGTCACGGCGTCCCTTCTAATATGCAATCTGCTGCTTTAGGAAATGCTCCTACTCAGGGCTTAAAGCAAGCAGTCGGAAACGAACTACGTGATCCAAACGGTAATATAGTTGATCCAGAAAATTTACCGGATAATATGGTTCTTACAGAAGGTCGCGGAGGAAAAAGAGTAGAGTTTTCTCCTGATTATGTTGTACAGCCTACTGATCGTGCGTATGCTCAACGAAATGTTGAACAAAGAGTACAGCAACAATCTATGCCCCAATCCCAACAATCTCAAAATGTGACGAAACGAAGCATGATGGGTAGTGGTTTCACAGGACTTACTCCTGCTCAGTTAGCTAAACTTGCTGAAGACTACGGAGGAGGATATAATCCAGATACAGAAGGAACACAAACAGAAAACGGCACTACAGGCACTGGAGGCACTACAGGCACTGGAGGCACTACAGGCACTACAGCAAGTAGCGACGAAACAGATCCGTCAGGCTCTGGAACCGAAGAAACAAATCCGGATGGTGTAGATAATGGCGGAACTACACCAATCCCCGAAGGCGAGCGAGGCTTTAAGTCTCCTGAATATGTCCCAGATGGCGCTGCGCCTATAAATCTAGCTCCCTATGATCCGGGTGTTCCTGATCTGAAGCAGATGGAAGCGGAATCAATACTTAAACCTGTCCCAAAAGCTGAGCAATGGGCTAATAAGTTTGTTGATCAATATCCTGAGTTCACTAATGCAGAAAGAACTGAAATGCAAGCATGGGCAGTAGCAAACAGAGCCGGTAGTGACGCACAGATGCCTGCTTGGTTTGTAGGCAACCATGATTTCTTAAAGGGCATTGAAGCTAGCAACAGCATGACATACGACACGACTGCACAAGCACCCGAAGGAACTATAACAGGCGAAGATGATATCCAACAGCTCGGCGACGCTACAGACGCAACTTCTAGTACAGTCGAAGCAGGAGCTTTAACAGCCACACAGGGTGATGTAGACCAAGCAGATGTTGAACTAGGAGACGGAAAAGCAAAAACATACAAAGCTACAACCACCTCTGGTCAGATGGCTGATACTGTAGCCGCACAGGGTGAAGTAAGCATAACGGGCGTTGCGGGCCAAGGAACAGCCGCGAGTGTTGACACCGCACAGCGCGATGCAGAGGCTGAAAAGGCCGCAATGGGTGTTGCCGCTGATAGACCCGCATATACAGATTATGCAATAGCCGCTCAGTCAGATGAGCGTTATACAGTCATTGAAGCTAAAGACCCTGAAGTAGCTGAGCGCATGGCTCAAACAATGTCTGAAAGAGAGAAAAGAGATCTTCTAGATATAGTCTCTAAAGAGGGTGTAGTACTTGAAGATATTCCCGAGTTTAAACTAGCTAAAGAACGTGTAGCACAAGTAGGCGAGGCCAAGAGCCGTAAAGCTTCTGAGATTGGCAGTGTGCCGCCTATTGATATGCAAGAACGCCAAGGCATTACCGGCGAAGTTTCTAAAGGAGATGCCTCGCAAATTGGTGGTGTTCCTACAGCCGCCGCCGCTAAAATGGATGCAGTAACGGGCGAGGCACGTAAGACAGCCGCCGCAGATATGTTAGCAGTAGTTGCAAATGTGCCGAAAGAAGTTTCAGCGGCTCTTGTCGAAGATCCTGCAACAGTTATAGCTCAGATAGATTCGGGCGCTGATCCAGTTGTTGTAGCCGCAGTAGCCGCCCTGCCACTTGAAGCCCTAGTCTCTACACAAATGGAAGGTTTATTGGCCGGAATGGAAGATGGCAATACGCCTGCTTGGGCTCGACCCGCTATAGCGGCTATGGAAGCTAAGATGGCTCAGAGGGGTTTAAGTACTTCGACTGTAGGCCGTGATGCTCTCTTCAATGCTATTATTCAGAGTGCACTACCTATTGCTCAAAGTAATGCTCAGGCACTACAGACGCGAGCACAACAGAACCTTAGCAACCAACAGCAAGCTAATTTAGGCACTGCTCAGAACACGATGCAGATACGCCTTCAGAACCTTGCAAACGAACAGACCTCTGCATCTCAAACAGCAGATATGGCACAGCAGATTAAAGTCCAGAAAGGAACCTTTGATCAACAAGCAGTAATGACTACTGCGCAACAGAAACAAGAAACAGATTTAACTAATGCTCAGATGGCTCAACAGCGATCACAGCAAGAGTCTTCACAGCGTCAACAGGCCGCTATATCTACTCTAGGCGCAGAGGTTCAATCAGACTTAGCTAACTTACAAGCTATGAATGCCGCAGGCTCGCAAAACATGACAGCCGAACAGCAGTCTAAGCTTGCAGGCTATAATGCTCAAGTTTCTAGAATTATGCGTCAAGCAGAGCTAGATCAAGACATGACGAAAGCTAATCTCTCTAATGAGCTTCAGCTTGAAATGAAAAACTTGACCGAAGCAAACGCCACAGACCGAGAATCTATGTCGGCAGTTAACCAAGGGCGCTTAGCAGACCTCAATGTTCTTGTAGACTTTAAAAAGACTAATGCTAATCTTTCTCAACAGATGGACTTAGCTAATCTAAACAACGATCAGCAAATGGAACTAGCTAATCTCTCGGAAAGAGCCGCAACTGACGGCGCTAACATGACTGAAGCTAATCGCATGAAGCTTCAAGAGCTTACTATCTATACAAGCATGATGGCTAAGAACGAAGATCTGCGACAGAATGCAGAGATGGCTCAGTTAAGCGCCTCTGAAAAAGTACAGTTAGCTAATCTTACTTTTGAGAACCAAGCAGATTCGGAGAGCATGAGTGCTGAAAACACGGCTCAGCTTCAAGTCTACGAGAAAAAGATGCAAGCCGGCCAAGTTAACGCACAGTTAGCTCAGGCTATGGGCTTAGCAAATCTAAGCAACGAGCAGAGCGCCGCGATGTTCAACGCTCAAATCAACGCTAACTTTGACATGAGTAAGATGTCTAACGAACAACAGATGGAGATGGCTAATAGCAAGTTCATGCAGACTATGACAGCCACCCAGTTTAGCGCCGATCAACAATCAGCCGTTCAGAACGCAACACTTCTAACACAAACTGATTTAGCTAATGCAGACGCAAGAACCCGCGTCTCAGTAGAGAATGCTAAGAACTTCTTGACTATGGATATGGCGAACCTTAGCAACGCACAACAAGGCATTGTTATGGATCAACAGATGGCTCAACAGAGTTTGTTGTCTGATCAAGCTGCACAGAATGCCGCTAAGCAGTTTGGCGCAACGTCTCAGAATCAGCTAGATTCATTTTTAATCAGCCAGTCTAATAACATGAAGCAGTTTAATACAAGCGCCCGAAACGCTATGGAGTCCTTCAATGTTACCGAGACAAACCGCGCAGCAGCTATTGAGGCCGGTAATATGCTACAGGCTGATACCTTTACTGCACAGCTTGAAGCAGATATTAATAAGTTTAATGCTAGTATTGATAATCAAAGAGATACTTGGAATGCGGCAAATGCTCAAGCTATAGAACAGTCTAATGTCTCTTGGAGACGACAGGCCAATACAGCCGATACAGCAGCCGCAAACGCTTCTAACCAACAGAATGTTCAGAATGCTTATAATATTTCGGCCTTGGATCAGACGCAACTCTGGCAACAGCTTAGAGACGAAGCGGCCTATGTCCGCCAGTCGTTTGAAAATAACGAGCAGCGCGAAGCTCAGTTGATTGCTACAGCTATTGGGAATGAAAGTGCGACAAGCAGTAAAGATACGAGCACTACAACATCAGCGTTAATTAATATATTAAAAAGTTATGGCTACAGCGGAACGTCTACAACAACTCCATCAGGCCCCGGCCCTTGGGGACAGTGATATTAATACTTAAAGTTGGACTTAGCCTAATCAAACACACATAAAGGATACAAGATAATGGGATTTTTTAGCAAGATATTTAAAAGCGTTGGGAAGGTTTTTAAGAAAATCGGCAAAGGCATTAAGAGCGCATTTAAAAAGTTCGGCAAATTTATGAACAAGATTGGTATTCTTGGTCAGGTGGCTATGTTCTTTATTATGCCCGCTATCGGCAATGCCCTTCTGGGAGCGGCAGGTTCAGCGGCTGTGGGTGTTGCAGGCACGGCAGGTTATGTAGCGGCTGTCCCCGCGTCAGGTTTATTAGGAGGCGCTCTGGGTTCAGTAGGCGTAGCAGCCGGCAAAGCCGCAGTATGGGTAGGCCAGAAGATAGCAACGGTAAAGTCTGTGTTTAGCAACATCACTGGCGGAGTTATGGAGACTCTAGGAAACTTTGCTAAGACGGCCACTAATAAATTAGCTAATTTCGTCGGCATGGATAATGTGTTTGCGGACGCAGCCCAGAACTTCTTTGGCCCTACATCTGGATCTACCGGAACTATGATTACAAACTCAGCAGGTGAGCAAGTTGCAGACTCTGCATTCTCCAGAAGCTTTGGTGCGGACGCACGGTTTCAGAACTTGACTAAAGGCTCGGAGTTCTTCAAAGGTGTTAAAGAGTCCCGAGCACTTCAAGTAGAAGGCTTAAAAGCAGACATAGTAACAAACCTCCCGGACGCCTTTAAGGCCCCTCCAGTTGAAAGCTCTATAAAGGCCGCTACAGCCCCCGCTGATCTTGTGTCATCTTCTTCTTCAATGACAGGTGAGCAAATAAAGTCCTTTGGAGCTGATCTGTCTGACGAGATGTTGAACGATTATAAGTTTAAACTAGAAGGAGTGGCCGGCGATCAGAAGTTTACTTTTGGTGACAGGATAAGATTCATGTCGCCAGAAAGTTTAACAGAGCTAGGAAAAGTAGACGATATTAATTATTTTAATAACTTTAAAACTTCTGTTATTGACGCGGCTACACAAAGAGCTTCGGGTGAACAAGGAATAGGCGCCTTATATGATACGTTAAATAGTGCTCAATATGAGGCGGTTAGTGTGCCTAAGCCTGAAAGCTTGTTAGCTTCCGTAGGAAACGCAGTTGCAGGGCTTCCTAAAAAAGCTATAGAAGAGGGCACGAAGTTCCTTAATGATCCTTTTGGAGACATAGGCACAAAAGCCACAGGCGCTTTACAAACTAAAGTTTTACAAGGCATAGGGCTTGAGAACAAGCCGGTTTATAATCAAGGAAATACTATTTACGCAGACGTCCCTACTTTTCAAACAGCCGACGTAGGTTCTTACGGCGCTCCAGAGACTATGAATGCTCGGGCTTTTGAACAACAAGTAACTAGCAACCCTATGGCCTACGGCTATACTGCTTTTCAATATGGCAACTATATGTCTCAATACGGCATAACAGCTTAAAAGGTTTAAATTATGGCATCAGTAGAAGAAGAATATAAGAAAATCCAAGCTAGCGGCAAACGTCCTCTTCCCGGCCAGTCTTTGACTAATGACCCCGAGAACCCTGCGCCGTATGAAAAAGCCCCTGAGTTTACTTCAGTCCACGCGGCTTCAGAGTATATGTTTGGTAAGTTTATTGAGCCTAACACATACACAGCGCTCATGACGGCCATTGATGACGGTGCGGCTGTTATGGACATTGTTCAGTCTGTGTTGTTTTCAGAGTTTCAGGAAGGTAAGTTCAACCCCGACTTAATGTTAATGCTAGTTGAGCCTGTTGCTTATATGCTTATTGCCTTGGCCGAAAAACTCGATTTAGATATTACTGTTTATCGTGGCGAGCTAGAAGACGAAGACGAAGAAGAACAAATCTTAGGAGTTTCTTTTTCCGAAGAGCGTTTGAAGAAACTTCAGAAAGCAGGGCAGTCTGGGCGCGTCCCGGCGAATACTATTACACCGCAGATGGAACAACAGCTAGAAGAGCTGCCTGAAATACCCGCTTTAAAGGCTAAACAAGGTAGCTTATTGTCAGCGCCTGATGAGGCTCTTGATCCGAACAAACAAAGTTTAATGTCTCCACCCACAGGAATTTAATACTATGGCTATTAGAGAATTTGGAGAATCGCTTCTTCAGGATGTACGCGCAAGAAATGATAAAAGAGCAAGCGACAGCCGTAAACGTCAGCGCAAGAGTGATCTTTTAAGCTTAGGTGCTATGGGTTTAATGCAGTTTGGAAACTCAAAGCTTTCTAGCCAGTGGGACACCTTTAGTAAAAACTCTGATGTGTTGAATACAAACATAATGATCTCTTCGGCTGAGAAAGCTAATACGGGTATTGGCGGCTTAGAGACTAAAATTACAGACTCTGGAAACTCTGTAGGCGACTATTTTACTAATAGAAGTGTTGACGAAACTCTCAACAACCTATTGCTCCGCGAAGAAAATATAAACTGGAATAAAGACGAAGCAAGCAGACAGAAATTTAGGGCTGCTTTTGCTCCGCAGATTAGAGATCTAGAGTCTACTAAAGCCTCTGCCTTATCAGCCACCGCTCAATACGAAGACGCGCTTTCTAATCGAGAAAAGTTTGCAGCTAGTGGAACTAAAGAAGACGCCGAGACAATGGCAAGAAGCAAGCTTGGGAATAGATTAACGGGTCTTGTAGACCAGAGCGGCAAACAGAAAGAAGCGCAAGATAGCTTTAGAAACAGCCTATATGCAAAAAGCGCTAGCGGGCTTGCTATCTTTGATAAGATTCTTAAAGAGACAGGCGGTGATTTTGTACAGGCTATAGAGCTTAGCAAAGACTTTCAACTAGATCAAAGCGCTTTAGAGCAGCTTTCTACCACAGAAACAGTGTCTGCAATAGAAAATGGTGTCGTGGTGTCAGCTAAAAAAGTTACAGGTGCTGATGGAATAACCACGTTTTCAGACGCGAAGCAGTTAAATTTAAACACAGAAGCAGGTCAAGTAGCGGCCATGCTTGGTCAGTTTGATGCTGCCGCTCAGTTACAATCTACTATAACTCCTGACGGAATTAACCTGATGGTTAACAAAGAAAACGGGTTTACAATGGTGCCTGCCACCACTGCGCAGGTTACGAAAAATAACGAGCTGTATGATAAGTTTTATGCTTCTCACCGAGTTGCGTTTGTAAGCAAGGCTGAATCCGACAGTATGGACGCTAGAAGATATGCTATGCGAGCGCTAACATCGTCTACAGATTGGCAAGAGTTTGTCGGTCAAACTATGTCGGCGAATATTGAAATTGCAAAAGCTAAGCAGTCCATCCAAGAAAACAATCCCGAAGCCGACGAGATAGCTTTAGAATCTTTATATGATGCAGACAAAACAATTAAAGATCTAACACTCGAAGTATCTCTTATCTTTCAGCAACAGAATGCTCAGATGGAACAGATTAAAGAAAACAACCCAATACTCGGGCCAAAAACTGCTGATGATGCTGATACTGCGAAAAGGGCCGACGGGAAACCTAGTGGTGTCGGGGGAATAATAGTTAAAAGTACAACAAGCGCTAACATTACTACAGATTTCATAGGTCAAACAAGTGAAAATACTGTCATAGGCGATGATGCGTTTGCTTTAGACAGAGTTAAAACTTTCGTTGATAAACGAGGCGGAACCCTGACCCAAGAAGAAATGGGCGATCTTATTACTGCCAGTAAAGGGGCTTCAGAAATAGAAGCTTATTTAGTAGAGACACAAGGCTACGAGCCCGAAGATAGTTCTGGAGTTAAACCAGATGTTGCGTTCGCGCCCACAAGAAATAAATATGGTTCTCTGGGGCTAGCAAGCTCTGATTCTCTAAAAAGCCTTTTAGCCAACGCTCGTTCTAGGCAAGAAGAAACTAAAATAAAACGAAAAGCCTATAACGACATGAGTCGAGAGGAGAGAAGCACACATCGTGAAACCGGAGTATACCCGACGCATATCCAGAAGAAGATTGATGAAGGGACTATTTAACAATGGCGACAACCACTCTACAGCTTCCAGACGGAAAGACAGTTACTTTAGAGCATCCCGATGAAACCACTAAAGAGGAACTGCTTAGCTTTGTGCAGGATAAGTATAGAACGTCTGATACAATCTCTACGCCCACGACGGCCCAAAGCCTGCTAGAAGAGGCTTCTGAAAAACCAAGCATAGGTGCGGATCTAAAGCGCGTCTTGCTTGATACTCAACGGGACTTCGTAAGCCTTATAGATTATTTGCCCGGTGATGCTTTCGGAACAGATGACTTAGGAGATGTTGCAAAGCAAAAAGAACTAAGCAAACGTGCAGGCTTTGGATACTTAGAGACGTCTAAGCACATTGATCCGCTGACCGGTAAGATCAAAGCCCCTGAAACTATGGTCGGCATGGCGGCTTCTATTATCCCTTACATTGCAGGCACGGGAGCTTTAGTTAAGATAGGCGCTAAGACTGCTTTAAAAGTGGCACCTAAGCTTGCGGCGCGCAATGTGCCCAAAGCTGTACAATATACATTAGCAGGTGCAGGAGCCTCGCAGGTTCTTACTGACTTAGACGACAATTTGTTTGATGCTGTTGCTTCGATCTTCCCTGAAGGTTCTAAAAACACAGTCATTGAAGCGCTCCAAGCAGACGAAAATGACACACAGGCGGCTAAAAGATTAAAGCTTCTTATAGGCGATGTGGGTTTAGGCTTTGCGCTTGATGGTTTATTTAAAGCTGTGCCGGCTCTTAAGAATATATTGACTGCCAAGAACCCCTCAGTCGATGAGCTTACCGAAGCTTTGACCGGCAAAGGCGCAGAGCTAGCGCGCATGAGTATGCGTAGAACTGATGCAGAAGCCAGAGCTGTGGGCAAAACCCCGGCTATCCGAACAGATCTACCGTCTGAAAAAGAAGTCCTTACAGAAGATGTCAGTGGGTTAAAGCAGCTTGATGATCAAAACACCGAGGGCAAGAAAGGGGTTGAGTGGGCGAAGGCTAAAATAAACCAAGTCCAACAGCAGATTTTTACCTCTAGGGGCTATGCAACTCCAAAGATGTTTACTTTCTTTAATCAGAGCCAAGCCCAACAACGCGCTACACTTGTAGAAGCTACGCAGATTTCTAGGCGTCTAACTAATGCTCTTGATTCGTTTACGGATAAGACTGCTAGGACTATGAATGCTGATAAGGCCCAAGAGCTGTTAACCACCGACGTCTCTAAATATACTGACTTGCCCTTTGAACAACAAGCAATACAGCTAGCCGAAGATTCTAAGATTTCGGTAGGCGTTGCCGAGTCTGTTTTAGACGCTCGTTATTTAATTGATAAAGTATCTCTACAGCTTGCCGGAAGCAAGGGGTTTTTAAAAAACACGATTGAAAGCATTCAGGGGAATGTCGGACAATACTTACGCACTTCTTATAAAGCCTTTGATGACGCGGCGAACTTTGTTATTGACCCAGAGTTGAAGCGAAAAGCTATTGGAGTTTTAAAAGACTCTAAGCTTGTGTCCAATCCTAAGCTAACTGAAGTTCAGGCGCGCCGCTTGGCCACCAAAGAAATAAACGAGCTCCTTGGTAAATCAGATAAGAAAGTGCTTGACCACATGACGCAAGTTCGGCGCGTGGCTAAGTTCCATCAAAAGAATGTTAATATGCCTCAAGAAATTAAAAACCTATTAGGTGAGATAAAAGACCCTGCTGAAAACATAATTCTTAGTTTAAGTAAAGCCGCGAGGATCTACGAGGTTAATAACTTTTATCAAATAGCTAACCAACTTGGGAAGTCCGGCAAGTATATTCAAGGCCCTAAAAGCATAGCTGTTGAAGAAGGCAAATTAACTACAAAAATACAGAGCACTAACTCGATTCTTGATGGCAAATATACTACGCCTCAAATGGCTAAGTTCCTAGCGCGCCAAGAAGACTCGCTTGCGTTTTTATCTACTAGCACTAACGGAGCTGCTGAAGCCTACAAAGTCTTTTTAAAATATAAAGGCGCGGCACAAGCATCTAAAACTATCTACAGCCACGTTACAGGGCTTCGCAACATAATTGGTGGCGCGCAGTTTGCAATAGCTAACGGAGACTTGGCCGCGTTCAACCCTTTTTCTAAAAACAGAGGACACATGAAAGTCTTGTGGAATCAGATGGACGGGAAAGGCGATAAAGAACTAGATACGATTTATGCTAAGTTTGTAGACTTGGGGGTGATTAACACCAACATTAAAATTAATCAGTTTAAAGAACTTATAAAACTTTCTTCTAAGGACTTTGGCACTACACCAATAACTAATCAAATTAAGAATAACAGAGTCCTGCGTTTCATGGAAGACTCATATATGGCTACAGATGACTACTTTAAAATGTCTGGGTTTATGACAGAGCTAGACACTTTAAAGCGCGCCAAGCCTAGCTCGTCTATAGATGCCTTAGAGCGCGAAGCAGCAGACATTGTGCAAAACACTATTCCTAACTATGATAGGGTTGCTAAGGGCTTAAAGAAACTCAACTATCTTCCGATCGGAAACTTTATATCTTTTCCGGCTGAGATAGTTAGAACGAGCTATCATATTGTTAAGCAAGCTAGTAAGGAGCTAAACTCCGGGAATGCTGTGCTACGGAATCGCGGGCTTAAAAGAATGGCAGGTTTCACTACCGCTATGGTTGGCGTAGGCGAAGCATCTAAACTCTCAGCAGACTTGATGGGTTGGACAGACGAAGAAAGAATGCACCACACAAAGATGGCCGAAGGAAAGTTTGAAAAGAATAGTAACTTTATTTGGTATCGAAAAGAGAACGGCGATATAACTAAGGTGTCTACTAAGTATTTAGACTCTTATAATACTATAAAAGAACCTGTATTAGCTGTCTTAGACAGGATTATAGAAGGCGAACTACGCGGCGAACAGCTTGACGACTATTTAGTTGATGCAGCCTTTAAAGGTGTTTGGACTTTATCAACTCCTTTTCTTACGGAGTCCATCGCTACAAAGGCTATTGGCGACGTAGGTACTGCACTGGCAAGCCCCGACGGAAGAACCCTTGGAGGCAAGTTATTGTTCCCTCCTAGCGATTCAGGCGCTGAGAAAATAGCAACCATGTTTACGCACCTCTATAAGTCCGTCGAGCCGGGAACTGTTACAAGTGTTATGAAGCTTGGTGATTATGTAGATGCTTACACTGGCGAAGAAGAAGAGAAACTAGGGCCTGTGAATAAACATGCGCTGATTGCCAACTTCACAGGGATTAAGTTTACTAATCACAACCCCGATTCGCAGATGAACTTTGCGGTGTCAGACTATAATAAGAAGATGCGCTCTAACGTCAAGCCTTTTTATAAAGTAGGCGAAGACTCGGCTATCTCAATGCTAGATAACTATGTTGCGCGTCAGAGCAAAAACTACGAATATCAACAAGAGTTATTTGAAAAAGTAAACGCCTATTCGTCTCTTTATGGGCGCTACAAGACTCTAAGCATGTTAAAAGAAAGCGGCCTCTCTAGACCCGCAGCAATGAGCATGTTAAAAGGAGAGTTTAAGCCTACAGCTCCTCCCGTTATTGATGATAGGCTTGAAGAGGTTTTAAAGGCTTCAAAGTCTGAAGATGCTAATCTTTACTCTGAGATTTTTAAAACTAAAAGAGAGTATATCTCGGTTTTTAAAGCCTTAGAAGACTTAACACTATATGGCGAAGCAACTTTAAACCCGTTTGACCTCGAAGAAGAAACACTAGAAAGACTCGGAAAAGCAGGCGGCGGCGAAGTGGATGTACCTAACGCACCTTCTGAGCCCGACGAGCGTATCAATAAGCTCACTGGGTTGCCGTACAATGAAGGCGCGGGTACTGCGTACATGGACAGAGATGATCCGCTAAGGGCTTTAAGCATGGCAAAGGGCGGCAAAGTCTTAAGCAAACTAAAAAGAAATTGTAATAAAGCAGGAGGTAAATAGAAATGATAGGCTCTATAGTCTCGTCAGTAACAGGACTCCTTGGGGGTTGGCTAAAGAACAAAGCAGAGAAAGCCCAAGCCACCCACGAACGACAGCTCAGTACTATAAACAACGCGGCTGATTGGGAAACTAAGATGGCCGAAGCCTCGGGGGATTCTTGGAAAGACGAATACTTAATACTGCTATTAACCCTGCCGATGATATTAATCATGTACGGTGCGCTGACTAATGACCCTGAGATTATTGCCAGAGTAAAGTCAGGCTTTGCAGTCCTTAGCACCCTTCCGGTTTGGTATCAATATCTACTGGGCGTAGGCGTCACTGCATCCTTTGGAGTTAAAGGGGCTACCAAGTTTATGAAGCTCTTGGGAAAATGAAACATACCTTAACCCTAAGCCGAACATATAGGCCGTATATAACTCTAGGCACCTTATCGCTGCCGTCCGGCAAAACCCTAAAGACTTTAGAGCGCCCGTGGCTAAACAACCAAACAAACATAAGCTGTATCCCCGAAGGGACTTATGAATGCACTTGGCTTGAGAGCTCTGGGTCTGGAAAGTATGTACAAGTCTGGCACCTACAGGACGTAGAGGGCCGAACCGAGATTCTATTTCATGCCGGCAATCTAGTCCGCGACACTCTCGGTTGTATTCTTGTGGGTTTAAAGCACGGTCACTTAGGCGGAGAGGATGCAGTGCTGTCGTCTTTAAAGGCTTTAAAGGCTATGAGATCTGAGCTAGAGGCCAAGGCGTTTACGCTGATTATAAAATAATACCTACGAAAGGAAAATAACAATGCCACAAAAAGGCAAAGCAAAAGAAAAGATAACGGCTAGTGGAAAGAAAGTAAGCTACGGTCAAGCCGGCAAAGCCAAAGACGGCGGGCCGCGAGTACGTGCCGGGACTGCGAAGGGGGATAGCTATTGTGCGCGGAGTCAGGGTATAAAGAAGGGTTTATCTAAGAAGAAACAAAATGACCCAAACACTCCTAACAACTTATCTCGCAAGCGTTGGCAGTGTTCGGGGGCTAAGTCTAAACGCTAGGATAGCTCCTCAGTCTATTGGGTGGTTTAGCGCAGTCAGCTCATCTTCTAAAAACTGATGCAGCGGCTCTATCTTTTGTTTCGTAAGTTTTACAATGTTTCTCATAATGACCAATTCATTGTCTTTAAAGACCTTATGGAGATCAGCAGCCGGCATACCGCTAATCTCCGTAACAATGACACCTTCGCAGTTTATCAAAACCTTAAAGCCTATAATAGTCGCTTCTTTTCCTTTAGACAATTTCACAAGTACCTCCTACGCAAGCAAGTTCTTGAGAGCCTGTTGTGTTATCTTCGGTTTCAAAGTTCTGCAAGTCGTTCCAGTCTATGCCGCTTGGCATCTCGGCGACTAAGCGCTCGTACTCTTCGGCGCTTATGTCCTCATAAGGGGCTTGCTGATAGACATGATCACTGACCGGCAATAAACTAATCCCGCTAACACTATCAAAGTTCTCCCAGATCCACTGAGTCACTTGAAGGAACTCGTCGTCGGTGTAGTAGACAGTGATGCTTGGCTTATGTTCGCACCAATGATCCTGATAAGCCTTCCAGAGCTTTAGTTGCTGCATGGCCCCTACTTGTTTTACAGTCACTGAGCCCTCTGGCGACTTAATAGGAAACCCAAACACTAGGGTCTCCTTAGAGGTTACGTCTGTTTCGGCGGCAAATCCGGCTTCTTGCATGAAGACTGCCAACGGGTCTTTTTTATCCGAGCGTACTCTTCGAATATAATAGTTGCTGAAACGAGGATGAATGCCACTGGCAGAATTAACAAGCTGACTGACAGTACCGCTTGGCTTAACGCATGTAATAGCCGCAGACTGATTGATACCAAGCTTAGACGCCCACTTCTTATTCGTAACAACAGCCACTGCTTTAAGACTTTCAAGTGTTTCATTGAGTTTATCCGTACAGTTATTAAGTAGTTTATTGTCCATGATGCCCGTCAAGCTGACACCAAGTAACGCCTCTTCTTCTGTGTTCTTCTTCCAGACTTTTCGTAAGTATCTGAAGTCAGTGAGCGTAGCTTGGAGGGTTCCTATGATAGCTGCCATCTCGACCTTTTTCTTAAGGGTCTTTACAGTATCATCAGCCCGCACAACTACTTCGCTGAGGTTACAGAACTGATTAGATCTTAGTATAATCTCACTACAGTTATGGACAACAACAAAGTCTGCTATAAAGTTATGAGTATCTTCTACTGTTAGGTCATAAACGTCTGTAGTCTCTCCTTCGCTAATAGCGACCACTGAAGCCACCTGATGTAACCCTGCTTTCAACTCCTCTGGCATAGGGATTATGGTTTTGGCCCCGTGCTTACTGTTGGCCGGAGAGACAAAACCCTGTAAGCTGCCGTGTCTTCCCGGCGAATGGTCTCTGAGCCCGCACACCGCGTGGTTGTTGGGCTGCTCTAGGGCTGTGAGTCTGGCATGGTCACTATGGCTAAGACACTCTAAGTTATCTATGTCATTATTATATGTGTCTCC